TAACGACTTTCCCAACCTGAGCCTGAACCGCCATCCCGGAGATTAACAGGCAGATGATAAGTAGCTTTTTCATTAGAACTTACTGATTATATACCAGTTTGTACCGTTCGACATAAACTCCCGGCCATCCCAAACCGATAGGGTTATCCCGGTCGCTCCGACCGTTGCATCAATCGTACCTCCGGCTGTGATGATCTTAACCTCTGCATCGGCATTGATACACTTGACCCGGATAATCGAACCTTCACAGGTCGAAGCGGCAGGCAGTGTTAGTAGGATCGCTGAACTGGTTGCATCGGCCAGTACCGTATAATGAGTAGCAACAGCCAATGCAAGGGTATCGGTTGCCGTTGTAATCTCGCCGGCGTATAGGTTATGTCCGGTAAACTTCTTAACGCCCGTAATGGTTTCGGCGTCTGCGATAGCTGATTTTAAAACCAGTTGATCCCGGACTGCATCCATCGTCGGAACGGCTGTACTGTTATTCCAGGTCGCTGTATTAAAAGCGCGAGTAGTTACGAGCGTAGAGTCACCACCTGAAACGGTCCCTGTAAACACCGGGGCGGCTACGGTTGCCTTTAAAAGCATCTCATCACGGACAGCATTTTTCGTCGGTGCCGCGTTTGAGTTATTCCAAGTTGTCCCGTTAAATGCTTCATTCACCACAAGAACAGAGTCGCCACCTCCGACTGTTCCTGTAAAGGTTGGGGCTGCGATTGGGGCAAGCAAAACGAACTGATCCCGTAGTGCATTCTTGGTCGGTATGGCCGTAGAATTGTTCCAGGTAGTGGCGTTGTAGGCTGCGTTCGTCACAAGTGTCGAGTCAAAGGAAAACGTATTCAGTAAGGCGATTGTCTGCCCGCCTGCCCGTCCACCGAGGCGAACGAATTTAGCCGAGTCTGCGGTATAGGTCGCATCATCAGCGGCGAACTTGTCGCGCAAAGCATCCATTGTGGGAACACCGGTAGAGTTGTTCCAAGTGGTCGCACTATATACCCGCGTAGGAACCAGTGTAGAGTCTCCGCCGTTTACCGTACCCGTGAAAGTAGGTGAAGCAATAGGGGCTAACAATACCAGTTGATCGCGTAGTGCGTTCTTTGTCGGTATGGCGTTACTGTTATTCCACGTTGTCGCATTGTACGCGGCATTCGCTACAATCGTCGAATCGAAAGACAGAGTTACTTTTTGCGCTATGGTCTGTCCCCCGGTCCTACCTCCTAACCTTACAAACTTTGCCGTATCAATCGTATAGTTGGCATCGATAGCGGCAATCTTATCCCTCACGGCATTCCGCGTAGGAACACCCATTGAGTTATTCCAGGTTGTTCCGTTATACGCCAGATCGTCAACCGTGATCGAGTCGCCTCCAGTTAGAACACCCGTAAAGGTTGCAGTCGTTGTGATTACATGGCTGGCCCAAAGGGTATCAATGGTCAACTTCTGGATCGTGGTATAACTCAAGGGCCGTATAACCTGGGCCTGAAGCCCGAAGGAGCAGGCCAGAAGTAAAAAGATGATTAACTTTTTCATTTGATCTTTTTTTTAGTTGTCCTCGGCGGAACGTTGGTCTTGACCTTTTCGGCGGGTTTTGGATTGATCCGTTCAACCTTTTCTTTTGGCTTTCGTTTATCTTTTTCGGTTTTGGCCTTTTCATCCGTCACCTTACGGCATCTTCCGTCAGCAATCCAGGCCCGGATCAGTCCGGAATCCTTATCGGGGTATTCCATAACGTCACCGACCTTGTGGCCGATCACGTTGCGTGTAAATTCTACTTTAATCATGGCTTTTGTTTTTAAGGAAAAAGGCGGGCAATTTTACCCGCCTTTCACCATTATCAGTTTTTCAAATCAATTAGGTCTTATCCTTGCGATACGAGCGAATATATCCGTACACAGAGCTTAACTGTACCGCACTGGTCGCCAGTAGGACGATCTTCATATATCGGCCACCGGCTGGAGTGAGTGTCACAGCGTAGGGTATATCAACGATTGCGTTACCCAACGAAGCACTATCAGCAGCGGTTGCAGGCCAGTTCACCCCATCGTTGGAATAGTAGGTTTTCTGACCCACCGACACGGCCCCGGAAGTACGATCCAACAGGATAAATACATCCAGACCGAGTTCATACTGGTAGTTGACCAGTTCAAATGTATAGCTCCGCGTACTCAGTTCGTGCAGCGTATCGGCATCGGCACCCGTTAAGGTTCCGCCGAACGTGGCATAACTTGATACTTTCGTTTGTGCCATACTGACCATCCCGATCAGTAGAAGCGGGATCAGGAGTAACTTTCTCATTTTTTGTAGCAGTTAACCCATCCATATGCGCGTGAGACTTGTGCGGCTGCTGTTGGAATAACCTTAAGTATAAGATATTTCCCTCCGGCAGTCGTAAAGTTCTTCATGTACACAAAGTCCGACGCATGAGATTTACTGGCTGAATCCGCAGCGGCTGCGGTTATATTCGTGCCGTCGTTCGACCAATAGGCTTTAACCGTGAAGGTCGCCGTACCCGAGACCAGATCAGTCCACAGCATAACGTTCACACCCTCATCAATCCCGTAATTAACGAGATTGAGCGTATAGGTGCGCGTAGTGCTGGCCTTGATCGTATCGGCTGCGGCGGTTGTTCCGGCAAACGTAGACCATGCCCCGACGTTGGTCTGTGCCATGCCGATCATCCCGATCAGCAAACAGGCAGAGAGTATAAACAGCTTTTTCATGATTACTTGTTCATATTGGCTGCATCGGTAGCAAAGGTCCCGGTAATGAATCCGAGGTTGGCGGTAGTTGACTTGATATACACACCCCTCAGGTAAGCGCGAACGGTCACAAACCGCTTGGTGAAGTCGTCATCGTCCAGACCCCATTCCATAACAAGGTTCTGGCGCATGGCCAGATAGGTACGGGAAAGGGTACAGACGGCATAGGTTCCAGAAGTAATCAGGTTGTTCGGAACGATCTTAACACCCGATACCATCAGACCGTTTGCGCTGATGAACTGCGGAACGACATAGATGCCCTGCGAGGTCTTGGTCATCTCCATCATGGCATAATCGTCCGTGTTGACCAGAACCAGATCCGGCCAGTAGTTCTGTGCACGAGCCTGGTTGATGGCGGCGCGAAGCACGTCAAAGTAGTTCGCGTCGACAACGGCTGCGGCATACGGTTTTGTTCCTACGGCAAAGGCGGTTGCACCCGAAAGAATTGCAGCAAGGATTGCGGTATCGAAAACAGTAAGGACGTTCCATGGAAGTTCAGCATCCAACTGACCGGCAACGAAGTCGTTATCATCGAGTGCGTTCTGATGAATCTTAACGTATGCCCCATAGTCCAGAACGGATGCGCTTGCACCGGCCCAGGTATAGTCAGACTGACCGAGCGCACTTCCAGGAGTAGTAACTGCTGCTCCCAGGTTACGGGCGGTCCGGTTGATATAGTACACCGTGTTTGAGGTCGTGGAAATGGTCGGGATCAACTGCGACAGGAACGGCACCTCATCGGGTGCTTTTGATACGCCCGGAATCCAGGTCGGCTTCGGCAGCCCACCAGAGAAGTTCAGGGCGTTCGTCATGTTGGCAACGGCAATCTTCTTACCGAAATCCAGCGGAACTTCAACCCGGAATCCAACCTTTGTTTCGATCAGTGACTTGCACTTCTCAACCACATCGGCATCCCTTACAACATCCCGGAAAGTCTTGGTGACCAGTTCCCGGTTTTGCTGTGTTTTCAGATCCGTACTGATCTTATCCAGCTGGGTCTGCATAGCCTTGATGTGAACCGAATCGGCTCCGAGTTCATTCAGGAGTTTAGCCTGAAGTTCGGTTTGTGTTTTACTGTCCTCGTCACGGGCGGCCTTGAACATGGCCTCCATCGACTCGGCATTCTTTTTACCGAGTTCAGCGGCCATTGCTTTAAAATCAATTTCTAATTCCATTTTCGATTTAAGTTAAATGAGTTTGTAATGTTCAGTCCGAGATCGTAGGCTTTCAAAAATCCGGTCAGATCAAACGGTTTCGGCTGATTGGTGTCTTCCACCGGATCGGCCTCGATTGACTTGATCGCATCGGAAAGCAGTTGTATCTCGATTTGTAACAGGTTCATTGTTTTCTCGCTGAAGTGGTTATCAGTGATCGCTTTACCAATCCGGTCCAGCCGGGTAGCAATCTCATCCAGTTTCTCTGACTTCGTTTCAGCTTTGACCTCTGTGGTCCGGGCCAGTGGATTGGCGCCCCAGGGAACGGTAGAAAATTCCCACAGTTTCAGCTCTTTCAAAATGTTTACGGTCACACCCTTTGTAACCTCTTGCTCCGAATCAATCGTTTTGTAGCCGATTGAATGCTGATCGTAAACCTTTGCCTTGTAAAGAACGTAGGTGTCTTTCCCAAGCGTTGTGGCCGGTATCGGGGTAATGGTGCGAAGTCCGTAATCCTCCTCCTTCATCTCGCTCGGCTTACCGAGAATCTGAAAAGTATCGTGAAACATCAGATGAAGGATATCGTTCGATCCTTGCGGTCCGCGTTCTTTGATTGTCCGTTTGAATGCGCCCTTGATGATCTTATCGCCATCCAAATCAACGTTGTCAAACACCGAGGCCCAGGCTACCACCGATCCGACAAATGCGGGATCGTTTGAATCCTTGAACTCGATCTGATCCGACTGAAAATTCTTTACGGGCATCTCGCTGATTATTTCGGGTAAAAATACAACGAGGGGTAAACGATTTGCAAATAATCGTGAAAATAGTATGATCGGTTTTCCGGGGTCTCGAAGATTCTAAACGAGGCAAAATTTTCGGCTCCTCTTCTTTTCTTATATTCTTCTTCTTCTTGTTTGTTGTTAGTTGTTTGTTAGTCGTTTGTTAGTTTGCTTGTTAGGTGCGATAGAATTATGTTTGTACTGATTTGATACTGACTGTATTACAACGGTTTTTTGTTTGTTGATTTGCTTGTTGATTTTTGAGGTTTTTAAAAAAGTGATGTTTCGATGGGGTATCAAAAAACCCGGAACAGATTTCTATTTACGTTCCGATCAATACTTGCGATTTACTTGCGCAAGTCCGAAACAAAAAAGCCCCCGCCTGGGAGACGAGAGCCTTTCAGAAAGGAGATACTAAAAACTAACCAAAGATAAACAATTTTACCGATATTCAATCAACCGGCTCGGCTGTCCAGCTGCAACGACAGTTTATACTTTCCTCTGGCGGGAGGTTCGGATCGCCCGGGTATTCGCACTCATATCCGCCAACAACGAAACGCTGCGACGAGGGTATCCGGTCGTTATCAATCGCGGCCTGTGCGTGTGTCTCCCGTTCGCGTCCGTCCTGTGTGCATAGCCAGCTCTGGACGTATTCAATACCGAGCGAATCAACTCCCATGCGCGTACCGTAATTGCTGGCCCGGATCGTTTCGGTCTGAGCGATACGGCGGCTCATCCATTTCGAGGCGTCACCCCACTCTTTGGCGAACCTCGAATTAATCAATCCGGCAATGCTTTCGATACTCAGGCCTTCGTCGATGCCTTCCTGTGTCATCAGTCCAACGATCCGCTGTATCTCGTCAATCGTTGTGGTCTGGATCGTTCGGATAAACTTACCCGTTGTCGCTGATGTCATGGATTCAATATCCCGCTGCCACCGCGAGTAAACCATCTCATCGTCCCCGGCCTTTTTCTGCTTCAACTGTGCCCGCCCGTACTTTGCGAACCGGATAACCGAATCATTGTAAACCAGTTTGTACGCATCAACCACCGGCTGAACGTCGGCTGTCTTAACGTCCCCGTCCGTCACGACCTGCACGCCGAACCGTTTGACCCGGTCCACAAAGTCACGACCTACTTTCAGATAGGCCGCCCGCATGATCCGGTAGTTCCGTTCAGTCAGGGGTTTTCGCAGCCGGTTCATGGCGGTCCAGGTTATAGCCATTATTCCTGATTTCTTAAATGTTCGGCATAACTGCCTTTTCCTGACATAATGCCAACTTGTGAGGATATTGGTCTCTGTTTGCCTAAAAATTCACTAATCACTTCTATCTTTTTCAAAACAGATAAGGGAGCAACAAATTCCCCGCCATGATCAGTATTCCCTGTTTGACCAGATACAATTCCGCCATCTTGAAATACGGGGAGATGTTGGTTGTTCAACTCGTAAATATTTATAGCCATGCTTTTACCATTTTTTCGTTCGATTTCGATATCAGAAATTCGTAATCCCGTTCACAACACCGGACCGGACTGAGTTCTTTTGCCGACCGGATCGTTTTAACCTTCACCGTTCCGCCCTGTACGTTCCACTCCATTAGTCCGGCATACTCCGGTATCTCATAACGCCGACCAAATCCAGCCGGCAAAACAAAGGTAAAGAAATTCGGGATACGATAATCGGAATACCGGCCATTCTTTAGCCGCGTGTGTTTGGGCTTTTTAAAGTCGTTCAGAAAGTCAGCGCGGGATAGCTTGATCTCGAACTCATGGATCTGGCCCTCGAGGTTGAAGGTCAGAAAGTCCGACTCCCAATTGAAGAATTTTGTGTTGGGTAGAAACAGTCGCCAACCGGAAAAATACAGGTGAGCGTATAAGCCCTTCTGTATGTCACGTTCGGTAATCGCCTGCTCCGATCTTACCGAGCTGGCCGTCTGTAAGTTTGTCTGCTCCAAAGGGCATTAGGTTTTGAGGATATTGTATCAGATCCATTTCAGGTTCATCTATCGGTTCGTAATCAATCTCCCGGCGTCTTTCGTTACCGGTCAGCCACCAGGCCTGAGCCAGCCAGGTTACGTTAGTCGCCTTGTCTTTCTGCAACTCGGGTACGCCGGACTTATCAATCTCGATCTGTAACGATCCCTTGTAAGCCGGAACCAGCCAGTTATTTAGACCGTTGAACAGTTCATCAATAAACGGGATGATCGTCCGGTTATAGGGTGAAGCAACCGCCTCGCGCTGGTTGTTATAGGTTGATCCGACGGTAGGGTCAATCAGGTGCGGGTCCACTCCGTAGATATTACAGAACACCGTCCGGTTCCAGCCGACAGTCTGTAATATCTGAAGGTCGGCCGGTGACAGCCCGAAATTGGTGTAATCAAACTCGCTCCCGGCTGCAAATATCTTGCCGGCACTATTCGGACCGGAACGATCATCAAGTTTGGCTTGGACCGCCTTGATCTGCTCGTCTGTAATGGCATTCTTGAACCCAATCAATCCGTCACCGCCGTTGTTCTGGAAGCGCATAGCCTGTGACTTGATCCCATTGTTCGAGGCGCTCAGGTTATACAGGGCCGTTTTGATCGGTGACATTCCGCGCTCTTCGACGTCGTTGCCGTAATCGAACTGCGGCGTCCGGATGTGTAGGATCTCTTCAGCCGGGAATGTTCGCTTCCACGTTCCGACCGATACCTTATAGGTCATTACCCCGTTAACCCGTTTAGGCGTTACGAACTGGGACGGCAGAATGATGAGCTGCGTAGTCCGTCCCCGGTTCACGCCGACCTCAAGCAGCGGACCCCAGATATAGACGTTACCGGTCAGCATATAATAGCCCAACGCCTGACCCATCCAGCGGCGATATGTCATTCCAGGTACGGGCATCTTCATGAGTTCGATCAGGTCGTGCTTGATTACTTCGATCTTCTCCTTGCCGGACACATCGTACAGGATCGGTTTGATATTGGCCGCGTTCCCGGTGCAGTAGTTGATAACGCTGAACAGGTCCGCGTTCATCTCGTACCCCTGCTTGATGTAGGTCTGATCCGATACGGTCAGTGGTGTATAGGGTATCCGGGCATCGGTTTGTAGTGGTATGTAGTTGGGTGATTTAGTACGACGGGAGAAAGAAATTTTGATTTCCATAGTGTACTTTTTGTTTCAAAATTAACCCATTTACATACCGATTAGCAAATATAGTATTATTTAGATTTAGTTTTTACCATCCTGTATTCCTTTATCAGGTTTGTGACTTTTTCCACCTCTGTGTCTTGCAGGTAAAAATCAACCGTTACCATAACAGCATCGCATGGAGGTACTTTTATGGTTATCGTTTTTGTTTTTTTAGGGTCAATCTTTAATATCTCGCACAACTTAACCCCAAATTTTTCAGAACTTATTGCTGCCATGATACTATGTTTTTAGTTACTCAAATATACAAGTTTTTATCCAAACCAAAATGATTTTTCTTCGACCGACATCAGCTCGGTTATGGCATACACCATCCAGTCAAGGTTATTTGGCGACTTCTGCCCCGGCTCGCCTGTGTAGTGCGTCATCTGATCCTCGAGCATCGGGAACATTCCGACATGGTGAATCTTGCCTTGCTCGTACAGTCCCGCAATCGGCTCGGCACGAAGGATCTTACCCCGTTTGGCGTGAACGGTCTTGATGTTCATATCCGGCTCGATGGTGTGAACCGTGTTCGCAACCATCTCGCCACCCTGATTGATCTCGGCAACCATACAATCGCTGCCCCGCTTATAGTGCAGGGTGATCGCTTTCGAGGCCCAACCGTTCGGACTGTACTTTCCGGTCCAGTCGTCAAGGATATAATAATGTCCGGTCGATGATTTGCCCGCCGCACCTATTCCGGTATCGTCTGCATCCGGTCCGTGAGTGGTTGCCGGGTCTATGGCAATGACGACCCGGACCAGATCGGACGGGACCTCAATCTCGCGGTACTTATCGATATTGTCCTGCTTCCACAGTGCCCCGACAATCTCATCGGCATATTCACCCAGCATGAACCGTTTGCGTGCCCGTTCAGGAAGCGACAGCAGTGTTGCCTCAAAGTCCTCATCCAGGTTGACGAGGTTGTCAGCCGGGTTCATCAGCATCGTTACCCAGTTATCCGGGTCGATTAGCGGGATATTGTTCTCCGGATTCCAGTGCTGGATGAATACCTTATAGGTCCAGTGGGATTTACTCGGCGGGTTCTGGTCAAGGTAGAGCTTGTTTTTTAGGCCTGTTTTCGCAGCCAACCGGGTCAGTACGAGTGACACCAGACTAAACTCAAGCATCGAGCATTCATTCAGATAGATGGTTGACCATTCCGTACCGAGGATTTTTTCAATGCGTTCCTTTTGGTCAAATCCGAATATCCAGATTTGCGACTTATTGGGAAGCTCGTAAAACCAGTCCTGCTTATTCAGCGTTACGGCCAATTCAGGAAAGCACACTTTGAGCATCTTCGGGATGGTCTGATAGACCAGTGCCGCGACAGCATGATTGAACCGAAGCCGACCCATGCAGTGAAGCGAGCCGGGTTCTTTTAGCGCCCGTACGAAAATAGCATAACAGATAATGAAAGTCTTACCGGACCGTGACCCACCGGATAAAAGGATTCGCCTGGCTGCCGATCCGAGCAGCTTGATCGCTTCGACCTGGGTAGGTGTCTTGGTCCAGTTCATAGGTTTGCATCGTCCTTGTCAATCATGATTTGGATGGGTTGGGTGTTCTTAACCTCCTGTTTATCTGTAAGGCCCAAATCACGGGCAATAATATTGGCGTTCAGTAGGTCAGCGGCAGCGCCTTGAAATTTCTGATTATAGACTACTTTTTCAATTTCCTTTATGACTGTAATAAAATCTTCTTTATTCTCACGGTCTTGAATCTTGAAATTGCGAAAGTATGCCTCATCACAATGAAGATAAAAGCACAATCCAGAAAGCGTCATGGCCCTCATTTTTGGCAGTGTCGCCATTGTCACCTCGCCCTGAAAAGCAAACGCCTTACTTTCGTAAAGCGGGTTGATTTCCATCCAGTCAAAATACTCACAGGCCGCCTCCCAAAGCAATTCAGGAGTTGCAAATAATTTATCCCGTCCGTGCTTGGATCGTAACTCCCAAAACCGATTACCCTTTGGTGCTGCCATACCCCAAATTTACAACCTTTTTACCGGATATGTACAATATTGCATTTAGTTAATCTCCGTAGTGCTTCAATCTGACAGCCGACAACCCGCGACCAGTCAGCAAAAAAACCATCGTCCTGGGTCTTTTGTGTGCGATAGCCCTCACAGTATTGCCGCCCTTCTGTTTTCTTCAGGTCAACCCCGAACAGGTGAACATTCTTACTTAGTTGGCAGGCCATGTCGATAGCCGGAATGATCGTACTGATTCCGCACTGGAGATCCCGGTACTCCCGAAACATAACGCCATCGTTCTGTGGGTTACGCGATCCCATGAACATCCAGTCCGATGCGTATTCAGAGTAAATCAGCGTTGTACCATCCGGAAGCGTCTCTTTCTTCTGCGACAGGTTCAGAAGCAGCATGAAGTGGGTAACGACCACATAGTCCAGTTTGACCAGTTGGAAAGCATAGTTCACCCCGATCACGACCGGATAGAGCCGCAATGCCACCTTTGACAGATCGAGCGACGGACCGGCCCCGACAACAGCGACCATCGGAAAACGCTCTTTGGTTTTGATGAATTGTTTATAATCAATCATATCGGCTATATTTTATCGTACCAACTTTCATCTTGTACGGGCC